GGAGACTTCTACTCTTATGATTTATCGTCTGCAACCGATCGTCTCCCGATTCAACTTCAGAAAGATATATTAAGTAATATGTTTTCTGATGAAGAATTTGGAGAGTCATGGGGAGACCTATTGACTCGAAGAGATTGAGTCCTAACTTCTCGTGAAGGTGAAAACCTTCATTTGAAGTACTCTGTTGGCCAGCCTATGGGAGCGTTAAGCTCTTGAGCGATGTTGGCTATAACTCATCATGTTATAGTTCAATATGCGGCTCATGAAGTCGGTGAATTAAATTTCACTGACTACGCTCTTTTAGGTGATGATATTGTGATAGCTTCCGATTTGGTTGCTAAGAAATATTATCAAGTAATGACGGAAGTCCTTGGGGTTGAAATTAATACTTTTAAGAGTTTAATTTCTCGCGATTCTTTCGAATTTGCGAAACGCTTAATAAGCGTTGACCATGAATTTTCTCCATTATCTCCGGCTAATTTAGTTATCTCATTAAAATCTATTAATGGGATTTCTGCTCTAATCTTGGATGCACTCAATAAAGGGTGACTCCTCGATGAAGAGTGAGTTGATTCTCGCATAAAGTCTGTACCAAATGTTTCTCCGAAACATTTGAATAAGATAATATGAAGTATCAAGGGACCGTTTGGATTTATACCTACTAGAGAAGGATTATCGGCAAATTTATTGCCGGATAATTCGCTATCTGTAGTGCGAACAGCTTCTTTCATTTACAATACTCGTGCCACATTCTTCAAGTGGTCGGTACGTGAATGAGAAAGTAATCTGAAACGCTCGGTAAATGCCTTACTCAGTTTGCGTTTAATAACTGATGACCTCAGATTAGAACATATTTCCGAATTACTTCGGGATTCATATTCTAAAGAGTGAATCAATTTTATTAAATTAAAACCGGTCTATTCGCTTGATGCCTGGAGCGGACCTCACTTATTCCATATCAAATTTGACAGTAATGTCAATATGAGGGAATATGTTATGGCCCGTATTATTAGTATCTTGAGAAACACTAATTTTAGTTCTAAAAGTTTATTAGAACCTCTAGGTAAGAGAACTGTTCAATCCATTTTCAATGATAAATCAAAGAAATTCTTTGATGAAGTATTGGAAATGGTTCGAAAAGACTAACATTTAAGCTCTGGTAAAAGGAAAGGGAGATAATCGCAGATCACGG